AACTTTGGTTAAATCTTCCAGCTTGTTTTGCTGCATAACCTCCAAAAAAACTTCCTATAAATGACATTATTTAAAAATCCTCGCTAATTGATAATAGTCTGAACCATCTGGTCCATAATTTTTTTTTAATCCTTCTACTTCCATACCTAACCAAGTAGCAAATCTTACTCCTTGTTTAAATTCGGATTTAACGGATGTTTGTAATCTTATAATTTTGTTTTTCTTACACATTTCCTCAGTCAATTTTTTCATACTTTTGGCTGCAAGAAATTTCATGTCATATATGTTTTGTGATGCCATAACCCAGCCTTCAGCAACACCTTTCCAAAGAACAACAATACCAATTGCAAAAACTGGTTTTTCATCCATAAACATTGTGAACGCATTTCCAGGTGTGGAATAATTACATATTCTGTTATCTGCATAACCAGCGTCAATCTCCATTAATTTATGGTTCATGCCATAACTTACTATTTGATCAGCATGAAATTTTCTAAAAGGCTTTATTTGGTTACCCATCTGAGATTACAAAAGTAGGAAATATGGCTAGTATAGATAAAGGTAAAGGTTGATCTTGTTTTACAAATATAAATCCATCTGAATTGTAATCATCGGTAAATTCTACTATTTTATCTCCAGCTAATAATGTTGATACTGGAGTATCTAAATCACTTGAAGTTGTTCTAAAAGAAACGGTTTCAAGATTTGTTAAGCTTGGTCCACATTTTACACCAACGGTGTTAAATAATCTTAATACTACTTTTGAAATTCTTTTTACTTTTCCTTGTCCTGTTCCTTCTGCTGAACCACCTTCAATTCGCATTGTTTGAAGAACAGAATTATAACCCAATCCAACTTTAACTTTCTTAGAACTTCTATCTAAAGTAATAGCTCCACTAGAAACTATTTTATCTGCGTGTGTAGCTCCATCAGCAATTATTTGAACAGTTTGTCCTTCAAGGTGATCTAAACCTGATATTGATGTAGTAGCCGTTCCATCGTAACTTAAACCACTATCTAAAAAATGAAAATTTGTTGAAGTAGTTTCATCAAATGTAAAATCTGAAAATACTTCTACATATCTTCTTGTAGATCCATTAATTATTCTTTTAACAATAATCCATAATTCATCTTCATTTAATGAACCAGAAATTGAAGCTATACTTTCTACAATAGCAAAGCTTTCATCTTGAACAGTTAATCTATCTGGATCATTACTTTTGCAAGTTAAAAATCCTGTAGCTTCATGAGAACTTTCTCTAATTGTAACAACTGCTGCCGCTGGATTAGCAACAGTAAAATCAGCATGAGCATTGATAGCAGTATAAATATTATCTGCTGTAGTATTATTATTAGTTTCAGTTTTAAATTCATCTGTTCCAGCAGTTCCTGTTGTAGAAGTAAAAGTAACCTCTGTTCCATCTGATTTTGTAAATATTAATTTTGTTCCTGTGGAAATGTTTGCATAATCTGAAACTGTTATTGTGCATTCTTGACCAATGCCACCTAATTTATGTCTCGACCATGCAGTTACATTTTCAGCTCTTTGATAAGTTAAGCAAGCTAAAATTCCATCTGCTCTTACGCACCATAAGTTTGAATCTGGTGATTGTTGATATGACATTTCATTTATGCCACTAGCGGTTACAGTTTCGTTTAAAATAGTTAGATCAGGTGCAGAATATCCATCTACATCAAAGTCATAAGCTAGTTCTCTAATTTTTCTTTTTGCTCTTTGTAAAAACAAAGTAGCGTTACCAGCTGGAATAGCATCAACGGTTGAACTACCAAATGATGATTGTTTTTTTATGGTGACGTTGCTGGGAGTCACAGCGGCGTCAGTTCCGTCTGCACTTACAGTCCACTCACCGCCTGTCGTTCCAACTATTAAAGTTCGAACAGCTTTTAAATAACGGATTGCATTTACTTGATTTGAAGCAATAGTATAAACCATAGCATCGTCAGCATCTGTTCCTGTGGTCATGTTGGTATAATCACCTGATTTAGAAAAGTACAAAGTTTGCGGTTCGTCAGTTGTGCCAGCAAATACTAGCCTTTGTTCAAAGAAACTAACGCAAGAAGGATGTCCAGTAGTGTCTGAAAATGCTCCTAATGAAAATGCTGCTGTTGCAGCTGTACTAGCAAATGCTTTAGTAATAGTTACTACTACAACTGTTGTATTGGTTCGAGCTGTTATTTTTGCTTCACCACTATTAAATTTTAATATTCTACCAACATCTGTTGTAGCCCAGCCAACACCACCATTAATTCCTGTAATCGCACTAGCTGTTATATTTACGCCAGTTCCAGTTCCAGAGGAAGCTGGAGTGAGTGTTGTTGCTGTAGTATTAGTAGATAAATAAGGTCCAGTTTCTGCAAAATCTACTTCTGATAATGTCCAGCTTGTATGTCCTGTTCTTGATAACTTACTTACCTCATGAGAATTATGACAAATGAACATCACATCTGCGGATTGAGCAAATTTTAAATCTGGTAATTGTGCTGTCGTATAACTTGTTGTTATTTGATAAATTTTATTTGCAACTCCACCAGATGAATAAGCTGTATAACCAGATGAATTAATATCGTTACCATCTACATCTTGTAATTCAAAAGTATTTGTTGTTTTGTTTGAAACTTTGAAAGTCTTACCATTAACTTCTGTCATTCCAACTACAGCAGTTATAATTACAAAATCTCCATCAGAATATCCATGAGAAGTAGCTGTAACAACTCCAGGATTTGCTGCTGTTAATCCTGTTATAGTTACATTGCTCTCGGTTATCTGTCCTTTGTCTTTAAAAAATCTTATATATAAATTTCCAAACTCCAACATATAAGTTTGAGTTGTTGAAAATTCAAAAGGTATTAATCTTGTTTTAGCAGAACTATCTTTAACTTCAGAAATAAATTGAGTACCTACTCTTCTAGTTGAGGCACCTTGAGGATGAACCAACATATTTTCCATTGTCTTACAGCCGCTAGAATATTTTTCAAAATCTGTTCTACCGTCTAGCTTACTACTGAACTCACCGCTTACGAAGCTACTTAATGCTATTGTTGTTCTTGGCATATTTCTTTTTCCAAATTTCCTTTTGAGTTAAACCTACTTCGTCTTTTTTTTCTTTGGTTCTATGATGTATTTCGTTTGAATTAAATGTTTCTACTAAAGCATAACGACAAATTTTTTCTGTTCCATCGTTCCATTGAAAATGTAATAAATATTTTTTTTCTGTATAATTTCCAATTACTCCAGGATCAAATGCTGTTAGTGTCATTACAATCTAGCATTGGTAAATTCAGTTGCTTCAATCGTTTCTAAACTGTTCTCTGTACTGTCAATAAAACGTGCTTCACGAAGTCGTTCATCTGCTCTTGCCATTAGATTTTTTGCTAATGTTGCATTATTCGTAATAGCATAAGCAAGATCGGCTCCAAGTTGATGACTTATTGCTTCTCTTAAATAAGCATCATAATTATTTGGATCTGTATCTAAGCTTGTATAAACGAGATATACAGTTGTCTGATTGGTTATTACGTTTTTTCCTTCAATTTTATATTCTAAATCACTCTCTATACTGTTTGTAGTTCCATTATAAATTCTAAGAACTCGAAGGCAATCGCTTGGCAGTGCGTAAGCATAAGTATATTCCATTACTGGACCTGTACTATTTTGTGCTAATTCAACTCTTTTAACTAAACAGTTCCAATTATGTGATCTAAAAATACGGTTTCTAACTGGACTATATCTTTGGTTACATAATCTAGCATTCTTAGTATCTTCGGTTAATGCTGAGATTGTTGAAGCTCCAATTAAATTAAGCGCAGAATTACAGATATTTACGACAGATGCCATATTAAGTTGTCTCTCCTATTTCTTTACAATAAAATTTTATTGCTAATTTTTTTTCGTTAATCTCTTCAAGAGTATGATCTCTTTTTAATGTAATGTGTGAAATTCGATAACCATCTAAAATACATTCTGGATAAGAAGGATATTCATACGGACCATAACCAATTTGATGACAGTTATTTTCCATTCCTACAAAACTACATAGGTATAAAATGATTACAAATTTCATTGAATTTTTTTGCATCAAGAGGCGGATCCACTCTCGCTTCGCCGCCTCCTAATTTTATTTACTAGTCAATAACGTAAGTTATATAACCACATAAATCGTCTCCATCTGCTAAAGCTGCAATTGCTAAAGCAGTAATTTCAACGCCATCTCTACTTTCAAATGTATAAGTTCCACCTTTCAGCTTTCCAGCTGCGGTGTTACCTTCCATTGATTGATAGCCAACTGCATCGACATCAAGACCATCTACCAAACCGTCAACGTCTAATGCAACAGCATCTCCGTTTAGGTCTGTGTATGCTTTCCATCCAATATCCATTGTTTGTGAACTAGTTACCCAGTTACAATAGAATCTT